CTCATTGTAAAAGCCGTGCGCACGGTATCAACCTTTTTAACAGAGATCTTAAGATCATCTGCAATTTCTTGGTTTGTGATATTGGGATTTTTAATGAGATACTTTCTGATCTTCAGGTATAGATCTGAGTACGAGCGAGGCATCTTCACCAACCTAGAACTATCTCTGAGATAATTTAGCATGTGAAACTGTAAGCATCTATTAACCCAGGTGGAAAAGTTTGCTCCTTTGCTCTGATCCCAGGTATCATAGATACGTACAATGTACTCTAAGGCTGCATCTCTGAGTTCTTCAAATGGAAGCCCTGTGAAGTTAGAGATCTTCCTAGCGACCTGATCAGCTTTCCACATCTGAGAGATTATATGCTCGTCCCTCTTGTCTCTGGCTTTCTTAGATTTGGTTCTTTCCTTCATTGTTCAATGCAGCCCAAGATAAAGTCTTTTAGCTGACCTTTGGCCATCATGCCCTCAGTGTTAAGACCCAATAAAGTCCCATCTTCTCCAAAAATCGCAAAATTGGGGGTCCCATCACATTCGATCTTATCACAAAACTCCCAGTCATCTGCTGCAACGTCCCACTCGCCAAATCCTATCTTTTGATGAGGATATTCTTCTGCAATCTCATTAGCAACTTCGGCCCAGATGGGTTTCATTGCCTCACAAGCAGAGCAACTAGGTTGAGTAAAAAACACTACTCGGTATTTAAATTTTGGTTTTTCTGACATAATAAGTTTTTAAATAAAATAAAAACGCGTGCGCTCGTTAGTTTTCTTATAAAAACCTACGACTTTTCTAATTATACCACGCGCTAGAGATAACGCACACCCCCGGCGTTACGGGTGTTCCTCTTGTCTCCTAGAAGACTTCCTAGTGAGCTTGAGGTTCTTCTTGTAGAGTCATAGTGTAATTTTGGTAGAGAAGTGCGTATCCCTCCTGTTCTTGAGGTCCCGCCCATTAGCTCGTCTCTATACACTGTGACTCCATATACAAAAGCATCTACAAAATCATCGTTTTTAATAAAAGGAAAAGACGTAAGTTCACTTAGTCTATCTTGGAGGTTGGGGATGTTTTCGTAAATGCTGACTATACCTTCTTCAACCAAAGGCGCTACGGAGTTGGCCCTTAGTACTTTATCTTTAGACGGGATGAGTTCCTTGATCTGTATAGATAGCGTAGATCTTAAGGTCTGGATCAATGGCACTCCGCTCGCTCGGCCTTCTATATACACGCACCTAATTTTCCATTGCTTAACAACTTTAGGAATGAGTTTTTGTAGATCTGGAAACTCCATCCTCTCCATAATAACATGCAAAAGTCTTAATCTTTTACCCTTGTCTAGTCCCCAGACACAAATTGCTGTGAAGTCGTTCATACTTTCAGCTTTATAGGCTGTGTCTATGGTGGCATAGATGTAAGAATATTTTGCTTGTTTATCGAAAGTTTCCAGCCAGTGCTCTTTAAATATAGCACCAGCGTCACCAGCAGGCTGCCCTTGGTACAAAGAGTTAAAATCCCTTTCCCCAATAGACTTTTTAATCGCTTGGAGGTTTTCTATAGGAAAAAACTCAGGCCAATGAGACTCACCAAGTTCTCTTCCTAACGAATCATTTTCCTCATCGACACAGATTGCTGGGACATTAAGCTCTCTCCAGTTATCCCTGTCGGCACTAAGCAGTCGGCCAATCACATCATCGCAATGAAACCTTGTGCCCATGGAGATGATTGCATGGTTCGGCAGACCTCGAGTCAAGAACTGAGCCTGAACCCAGCTAAACGTGCTCTCCATAACAGTCAATGAGTTACCATCAGCCAAAAGGTCATCAAGTAGACCGACACCGGGTAGGTCCTGGTCATCGATGACTCCATATCCAAATCCGGTGACGCTACTTCCCGCAGAAGCAACTTTAATCAGCCCACCGTTTTCTGTTCTTAGGGCAGTAAGGTTACATTTTTCCTTATTAACCTCGCACTCTGGAAATATCCAAGCAAACTTTTCAGATGTTATGTAGTCCATCACCGCCCTAGAGTTCTCTGTAGACAGACCTAAGGCATATGAGCTCATAATAAACTGAGCCGTAGGACTCCGCCCTATCTGCCATGCCGGAAAGATCCGGCTAATAAGCATAGACTTACCTGTCCTGGGTGGCAAGGATATTGCGCTATATTTATAGTCTTTATTCCCGTCTCCGATTCTTTGGAGATATGAACAAATTAGCTCATGGACTGGGTAAGATTTAAATTGTAGATCTGTTATTATCTTTGCAAAAGTGACAAAATCTGTACGACATTTAAGTCTAAGGAGCTCTTCTTTGTCAGATGAGGAAAGGCTACTCCCTCTCTTTTGCATATCAGCTACAATTTCCCTCTCCTCTTTTAGCTCTTTCTTGTTCATTTTGTACCTGAGTTAATAATGTATCAAATTCTCCAGAGTCTAATTGGTTAGGAGTTAAGAAGTTAATGCTGCTACTTCTATTAAATAAGTCTGAATAATCTTTGACTCTGTAATTCAAACTATCTTGTGTTGGCTGACTAGTGCTTATCTTAGCAGACAGAGAATCATTTAATACTTTAGACGGCGTGTTCCTAGTTTCTAAGTCTGGGAAAGGTGCTTCAAGTGTAGGATCAAGACTACCTAAAATGCTAAGGGCTTCAATAATATTCTTGATCAGGTTAAGTAATGATCTTGCCTTAGACTTTGTGAAATACGCTGGGATAGTAGCCGGGTTGGCGAGTGTTGCTATAATCGCCGGTGTAGGAGCAATATTTGCGCTTCCGCCATCCTTAACTGAGTTAAGCTGTTTTATCATCCTATATAAGTCCTTAATCGCCATAGACTGCTCAATGTCGTCAGTACTCATTTTGCCCAACAACCCTCCGTCCTTGTCGGCAATTAAGTTATTCATAAAGTCGCTAGATCCTAAGAGTTCTAGTCTTTGAATCAACTCCATTATACTGAGGTTATTGTCGGCCATCTTAAATGTTTTCTCAATAGCCTCCATCGTGTACACCATCTCAATATTTAGATCCGCCTGCTCTGCTCCTCCTTTGATCGCAGACTCAAACTTAGAACTCATGTCGCCCACCCTAGAGATCGACTTTATCACGGACGTAAAATCAAGCAAGTTCTTTGGAATCAAGCTCTCTGCAATACCTGTAAAGTCTAAGCCCATTCCTTCTGCCAAGCAAGTCTTGTTATTATTTAATATGTCAGGACCATATACATTAGAGTTATCTAATGTGAGGTTACCGGCAGGATCAAGAAGTCTTTGCCCATCGCTATCTACGGCATGTTCTGTCTTCCTACATTTAGGATCACACGGACATTTAGATCCGCCTCCACCAAACAACCCTCCGAGTGCTCCAAAGACTCCGCCGCCGCTTAGTATAGAAGACAGCGGGTTATTGCCTCCAAGCAGAGAAGTAACCGCAGGAATGGCTAGACCAGCGCCAGGGAACGCTAGGCTGAGAGGGCCCGATAACCCGGCCAGCCCCATTAAAGCAGAAGCAGAAGAAGGCAATCCGGGAATGATAGAGTTCAGGGACCCTAAGTTAGAAAAATTTTGGAAAGCAGCAGCCACATCTCCAAACTGCCCACCGGCTAGCTGAGATACTAAACCTTCTATGTCGGCTCCTCCTAAGTTCAATCCTTGGGTGATATTAGATACTGCCGCAGTTAATCCACCAGAGCTACCTGCGTTTAGCAGGTTAGATAACATTGCAGGAGCGTTATCTAGATCTAGGCCTCCCATCATGTCTTTAAAGATATCTCCGGCAGGGCCAGGTACCAAATCAAGTCCGTACTGAACAGCCGTATCTAACGCACCCTGCCCGCCCGAGGTAAGAAGAGCATTGAACGCACCAGCTGCTGGTCCAGCCAATGAGCTTACACCAGCTAATAACCCAGAGCTCCCGGCCACTTGTAAAAGCGCTGCTGGGTCTAATGTACCCTCCTTTAGTAACTGCTCTGCTTGAGGACCCAGTTGACTTAATAGGTTACCATAGTCCCCAAGACTCCCAGACCCTAAAGCTCCTATTAGATCGGTAACTCCTCCTCCTTGAGATTGTAATATCCCTATACCCGTTTGTAAAGCGATATCCGAGATGTTGCCACCAGATAGAAGAGATCCAGCCGCATCAGTTATAGAGCTAGGTATGCCCATACCAGAAGCTAGTCTACCTCCTACATCTAACGCCGCGCCTAGAACATTAGAGTTTCCGAACGGATTGGCGGCCGCTGAGGCCAATTGAGGTGCTACGGTCTTAAGCAGCTGATTAGGAGTGACTCCTGCGAGCATTTCTGCTTTTGATATAGGTGGCGGTTGGTCAGCGAACCTAGTCACCTGACGGCTACCATACTTGACCCATTTCATTTCTTTATCGTATCTTACACAGATACTTAGCTCAGAGTTATTCCCGTCGTCGATAACTGCTTGCATCCCGTGAATCTTCTCTGTACACTTAGGTAATGTTGTCTTAATATACTGAGGAACAGCACCTACGGGGTTCCAAGCCCAGTCTTTATTCTCGTCCTTCTTACAAACCATAGTGGCTTGTCTAAAGTCTCTGTCCTCTGAGAAAGTTATTAGCTCTCCCTCTAGCTCTTGAGTACAATCAGGTACCGGCTTCTCCTGTCCTCTAACTAATACTTCATTTATCTGCTTGGGGTCGGTGGACTTTTCTACAACCAGACCCCTTGTCATGTTCTTCCATTCCCAGACATCGTTATCAGGGCCAGTCTGTCTGTTGTTTCTCCTCATGCAGATCTTTAGATCCTGAGAAACATTTGATGTGAATATGTATAGTCTTCCCTCGTTTTCTTTATTGCATTCAGCTCCGGGATCTTTTGCATTAGCTGCATCAGATTTGTCGATAATTGGCACAGTAACGGGCCCTGATCCTCCTATGCCTTCAGGGGTGTCTCCGAACAACCCAATTACAAAGGGGTTATCAGTACTACCAGAGACCGTACCTACAATAGCCTTAGTATTTAAGTACTGAGCGGATAGCTTACCTTTGCCTTGATTAAGCACGGGCATCCAGTCGGATTCTGCATCACCGCTCTCTCCGTAAAGCACCTTTACCCTAGAGAGGTTTTCTGGATCTGCTACATTACTAATAGTAGCGGCTTGGAGAAAGAGCTCAATCTCGTATCCGCCTAACTTCTTACCTAGCCGCTCGCTTCTTTTTTCAACACCACAAAGAGCTTCAATAAATGATGTCATAAATTAAGTATGGTTGATGATCTGGACTCCAACATTTCCGTCATCCAAAGCACTATCATCAGATTGTTTTTTTACCGATATGTCTACGTGAGCTGTTGATCTTGTGATCGTGATATAGCTCGCGGCCCCGCCTGGATGATCCATACCTTGTGCCATAACGTAGTAGTCGTCGGTAGCTGAATATGAACTAGCAAATGTTAATCTATATGCACCGGCTCCTGTCCGAGTCATCGTTAGGCCAGGAGAGCCTTTAAACGCTGGTGAAGTGGAATCTAACTCAATCTCGCCTTTCTTATCAGCCTTAGGAGGAAGGATCTGAGTAGTCGTTCCAGATATAGGTAGCTGAGAAAATGACGCAGTGAAATTTGACGAGTACCGATCGCTACTAGATATCCTAAGATCATCGTAAACCGCGTCGATGCTCACTGCGCCGTAGTCGTTTTGTCCTCCTAAACGAAACTCGCTGGGGTTCAGGATATTGTTATCGACTAGGTCAGTGCTGTTACTTTGGTTACCATCCCAGTAAAGCACTATGTCACCGCTAACTTTCTCTCTGACAAGAGCTACATGGTGCCATTCCTCAGTTGCATTGCCTCTGCTCAGCATAAAGGTGCCAGGCAGAGTGTTGTGATTGGGGTTATTTGGGTTAAACCAACTAAATCTTAGAGAATTACTATTCTGCCAAACTGTTAGAGCCCAGTTATCCAAAGAGTTGCCGGCGCCATACCCCCCAAAAACAACCATAGGAGTGTATTCACTTGTAACTATGTTACTATTAAAGTAAATCCAGGCCTCCATCGTAAACGCGCCATTGAAATTATAGGGTCTACCTGGGCCATTATCACTTACGTCATATTTTAGATACGCCCCGTTAAGACTCAGAGAGCTATTACCTACTATCGTAGGACTGCCAACAATCTGGACATTTGCATTATTAGATTTAGTCGGAGTTACATTATATTTAACGTCATCGATATTAAGATCAAAAGTCGACCTAATCATCACGTCATCCCAGTTAGTATCTGCGGGGATCTGATCAGGCGCGTTTATTAAGAAGAAAGGCCTCCAGTCGGTCCCGTCATAGAAGTGGGGAAGCTGACCAATTACTTTTATCTCTCTCCTAAGACCCGAGCCAGGAGCCGTAGCATTATTTGTGAGCCTAACTGCGTCTCCTTTTAGGTCGCCGTTGATGTTAATGTCACCCGTACCCGAGATATTCTTATTATTAAGACCTAAGTTACCTCCGAGTTGAGGAGATGTGTCATTAACTACTTCAAAGCTAGATATTACTGGAGGAGTGTAAGTAAACACCCCAAGCTCATCGTCATAAGATAGGCTCGGAGTAGAAGATGCACTAGCAGTTGTCACAGAAAAACTTGATAGTGTAATATCTGCAAAATCTTCATTTCTCCACTTATTTGAATCAGAATCATATTTAAGAATCTGGTTATCTGCAAGAGTATTTAATGTAATAGTAACATCGCCAACATCATTTAGTCCGTTAATTGTGGTACCACTTCCGCCGGTTCCATTAACCCAAGAAGTTCCGTTCCATTTAATAACTTGATCTTCCGCAAGAGTGCTCGAGTTGATGGCGACATCATTTAATGCATCTATGCTTATAGCCGCAATTGACTGAAGATAGCCTTGAACCGCATGATTGCCCCAGCCATAAGCGGCGTTCCACTGCCCAATATCTGTAGAAGTAATATCACTTGCTATATGTGCAGAGAACACCGGGTCTGTCTCTGTAAAGTCCGTCTGGTATCCTGCCGTGGCGTGGTTACCCCACCCAAAGGCCGCGTCCCAATTAGATATATTTAATCCGCTGGTTATATCGCTCTTGAAAGTAGAGAACAGAGCCTTCTTTGTAGTACCAGAGGATGAAGATGTGGTATCACTGACATCAACAGTTAACAAAACATCTTGATCCGCTATGCTGCTTAACTGAGTAAATTCTGATATTTTCTTCCCTGTAGTCATGGTTTTAGTTGTAAAGAATGTCGGTGGAGTCTTCGGCCTCTAGGTGGAAATTAGCATCTAGAGTAAATATCTGAGTTGTTGTATCTATACTTTCATCTATTATTTCTGGTTCAAAAAATGCATCACCCTGTTGCCAAAGGTCCGCGGCAAGGAAGGCGTACTGAGGCCTAGCATTTAAAGACCCACTTAACCAATACTTCGCAATAGATTCTACCAGACTCCACGTTGTACCGTCCCTATTGTAATAGAACGGAAGCCTAAAGAAGATATTGTTTGCTTCTTCAGGTGTTGTAATAGACGTTACCCCAGCAATCATTTGATTTTCATACGCTTGTATTGCTTTATCAGCCACGGTACCTACTTGAGGTAAGGTATATTTTGTCGGTAGCAAGACAGGCGCGCTGTTCTCTTGTCCTCTGAGCCCTGACTTGACTTTTAAAATGCCGCCTATGTTCTCGCCTTTACGCCCAGCTTTATTCGTAATAATGACTCCAGAGACCGGAGTTTGAAGCACAAGAGAGTCCTCTATGACATTATACTCCTCTCCGATGTCTGTTGCAATAGCTTTTACTCTCACGACCCTGTTTTCTGGAGTTAAGACTACATTATCTACTACCTTAAATTGCAAAGCAGTATCATATTGAGATAGGGAAACGTCTGTTACTAAAACCGTATCTGAAGGTATGGTCACTCCGCTAGAAGCATCTGAAGGTATAGAGAAGACCACATCAACTTCTGCTCTCTTCCTTATCTGTTCAAAACTCAGCTCATTCGCAGTATGAGCTTTTACTTGAAATAAACTAAATAAGAACAGTAGGGACATCACACTCCCCTTTGACTCTATTAACCCCTTCCAATCTTGCTTGTGAACAGAGAACTCGTCTGCTTTGCTCCCATTATTTTTTGTGACATAGCTCTCGTTACTGATAGATTTGTCATAGCTGCTATATAATATTTTTGGGATCTTAGAAAGGTCTATCTCAGAGAAGTCTACGCCGTTTGTAGCCACGGCTTCTGCTGTTCTCCATAGACCTTCTGTAAAAGGATATTCTAATAATACCTCACCCTTTGTAGTATCGTACTCTACTCCTCCTACTTCTTGGGTAAGGGATTCTTCAAACCAACCCAAAGCATTTTTAATCAAGGCTCTCTTATATTTTTGGTTCCATTCAGTGTTCCAAAAGGGTTCTGTTAGTCCAACGTGCTGAGCGAGCCAGTCTAAGTTCTTTACACTACATTCTGTAGGATCTAGATACTGATAATAGAAAGATTCTATATCGTGCTTCTTCTCCCTTAGGAACTCGTCTACACCGGCGAGCATCCATTTAGCAACAGGAGGGGCGGGAATTTTATCTTTAGACAACTCCTTCCAAGATTGCTTGTCTTTTGGAGAGTATAGCTCTTCTTTAGTCCTAGAAGAGTATATAGGAGACATGCCATAAGTGGCCCTTAGCTCTTTACCGTATATTGATCTAGGAAGGAACTGAAACGCTTTAGATCTACTACTTAACACTACAATCGTCCCTATATCTAGAGAAGAGATAGGTATAGTGAATCTATCTTCTTCAGAGGCTATTACTAATGTTTCATCCTCTGCGGGCCTATATGATAACGAGGCACCTGGTAGCCTTAGATAAGTTGGCCTTACATTTTTATCTGAGATTTCTTTAATGTTTCCATGCTTTAAATTGCTCTTAGTTACTTGAAGACACCTTTTAAATAACTCTTTTACAGACCTAAATATAAACGTAATAAAAGTCCTATTTGTATCATGATTCGCAAATCTATTATCCCACCTATCGTCCATTACTACTTTTATCTTATCTTTCCAGACTTTATCTAAATTAAATAAAATATCATTTATAACATCTTTAATTATTTCTTCTACATCAAAATCACCCAGTGAGGCAATAGTAGATCCTTTGTGAATTCTAGTGTTTTTCTCGTAAGCAGTATTTAGTACGTTAAAGATAAACTCCTCTTCTGAGGCAATGATACCATCTAGTGTGTCATCACCACTCAACGCTAAAGTGTAGTTAAATACTTTAAAATAACTGTCCTTAAATATCCTGTCTAGGTAATTCTCTGGTGGTAGATAGATTAATGTGGATTTACTTGCAGATTTATTTATATTCAACTCCGTTCCACCTGTCTCTTTGAACTTGCCCCTTATGATAGTCTTTAACTCTAGTACTTCTTTGCCCCCTAAGTAGTAACTCGCTGGGGTGTTAGCTTGCCCAAAAGTAGCTGCTGAAGTATATTTCCACTTATAAGAAGATACTTTGCCAATTTTTCCAATAACACATTTACCAGGGTTGCACATAGTACTTGTTCCTTGTCCGTTTTGACAAGTGAGTCCTTCAGCAGCACAACTTTCTTTACCCCCACTTAAATCGCCTTCTAGAGGAGAGCCGTGAGCCAAGATTGTATACTCGTCATTATTGTCCTTAGGTAATTCATTGGGCTCAGGAGAGAACACATTGCCTACTGTTTCGTATCTAAATCCAGAGGTAGTTAATAACTTAATGTCTCTTTCTATTACCTTATTTCTTTCAGCGTTTCTTTCTAGCCTGTTGTTAAAAACAATTTCACCTAGAGAATGCTCTATCAGCTTCTGTTGTTTTGTTCTATCAAACTCTACAGTTATCTTTGCAGCCTTATAGCCATTCTTAATAAACCCACGGTTTCTCTGATCCCATACTGATAAATATTCCATTTTACTCCTCAAGATAGCGCTTGTATTCTTGGTTTGTAAACGTGTACGTGATTGGTGACTGAGTACTAGTAGAGATTAAAGTAACTATATTTTTACAATACCTGTAGGATCTTATAGGATTTGTGTTATTGTATGTTGCTGTTGTGCTATCAATAATTGCTTCTGGAGTATCTATACAAACTTCGTTTACTTTTTCTGATACAAAAGGAGAGTTGCAATAGTTTCCTACATTTTCTTCGTCTTCTATCTGCAGCACTTTAATTACCATTGAGGTTATAGCTTCAACAAATCCCGTGGAATAGATTTCATTAAACAGTTCTTGGTAGCTAAATTTATCTCCCAACTCTATTGCAGAAGGTGAAATAGCTTCACTTATTATCGAATCAATCTTTGAAGCGTAGAAATCTATATTGCCAGAGAACTTCTCTGGATCATATTCTATAGAAACAGAAGTCTCTACAGGAGATATAATTGGACCTATAATTGAAGCAGAGACCCCGATAGGAGACTTTTTGCGTATAGAACTTAAAATATTTGCTTTTATAGAGTCTGATATAGGCTCTCCGTCTTCGTTCCCGATGCAAATCACAATATTTCCTGACAAATCTGTATCTAGGTTAAACCTATCTTCGTAAGTTAGCACTTTAATTATAGAGCCGCCTGGAGCTAATGATTGGACTTCATTAAAGTAGTCTTCTGCAGATATGAGCCCTCTTCTTCTTAGAAGAGAAAATGCTTTAGCTTTCATATTATCTACAGACTCTAGATCTTTTCCTCCTTTTGCTGTTAAAAAGTTTGTTACTCCTTCTAAACCTAAGATATTTATATTTGCTCTCTCTATACTTCCAATCGGCACGTTATAAACTGTTCCCCATCTCTCCGATTCAGCAAGACCTATTCCGCTGGTTTGACTATCAGAGATTATTACTTGTGATTTCAAGATAAACTTAAGCTGTGAGCCAGTAGAAACAATAGTTCCCTTGGGAATAACTACTGATCTAGTGAACCCTTGTGTTTTAATAAAAGTAACTTCGGCTATTGCCTTAGCACCAATAGATCTTTGTATACCTAACTGTCTTAACCACTGGAGCGTATAAGCTTCAGGTAGAGAGTTTAAATAATACAATAGCTCGTTCTGAGCATAAGCCTGCCCTTCTACAATTGCAGAGAGGGGAGAAGCTGAGCTGAAATCATTCAGAGAGCCCTCTGACTCTAGAAATATCTTTGTTTGAGTGTCTCTTACTAATGCAGAAGTATTTCTAGGATCGAGTTGGAGAGGTAGTATAGGTCCGTAAATATCGGGCATTACATTAACTGCTTAAGTTTATTGTAGCAAGATTTATATTATAGAGCGGGTCTTCTGTCGTATTGGAAGAAACTCCAGAGCTAACAGAATAATATTCTACGCTATCATTGTCTAATAAACTTTCACCTAGTAAAGCTGCCAAAGGATACCCCACATAGCCCTGAGCTACAACATTTCCGATATATTTGTTATTAGATTCGTAAGCAGAATTGTTAGAAAAGTACTCGGAGTAAGACGTCGTACCCACATTTATATCAATTCCTTTATAGTTTTTTCCCAGCCTTCCTTGTTCAGAAAGAGGGAGTAAGATATCAGCTGGAGCGCTAGAGACCTTGGTTAGTGGGTTATTAGCAGCTACTAATAGTATCAGATCAAGATCCTCTGTTAAATAGTTTTCAGTTTTAAACCTGGCCACTACATCTTTTGCTAAGCTTAAAAAATCTAGATCTAACTCTGATTCGTAGCCAAAAAATCTAGCGGCTTCTTCTAAGCAATCTTCCAGTATAGATAACAGTGTAGAGTTATAATCAGAGATCCTATTTATAAGAGATAGTAAGCTTTCGGAGGCATGTAAAGAATACTTATTTAAATCGGTTTTGCAAAATATATCTATAAAATCCGTAAATATCTCATCTTCTTCATAGCGTTTATTTAAAGCATTAAATAAAACATCTTTCAATAACTTCCCTGTATTTATAAAGTCTAATACTAGGTGAGAAGGCAATTGATCATCAAGACTTCTTGATATAGAGTTATTTCTAATTTGGTCCGCTACAGTGTAGAATAGCTCAGAAGACCCATAAGCTACGGCTGCAAGGCTTCCGGTAGTTGAAAATTTGTCTGTAAGAAAATTATTCTTAGCCACATTTTAAATTTATCTATTATAGCTTTAAACCGCGGAAAGCAGTTTAAAGGAAGTATAGACTATAGACAATAGAATTGTAATGAGTCAAGCATCTATTCAAATTTTATCTAGTAACGTCGTAGGAGAAGAGCCTTTCATCGGGGACTTGGATGAGGGTGAGCTCTTTGTAAATAACGCCGATGGTAGAGTTTGGGTAGGAGATTCTATAGGATCTCCGATTGAACTAGGTGGTGCGGTAAAAAACTCGCCTATGGGCGCTTTAAGATTTTCAAATTTTCTTAAAGTAGACGTAAGCAACCCATCAAATCTACCTATTTCAAATACTAATCCTTTGTTAATACCGGAAGGATACTATAGAGAGATGAGAGTTTTAATCACCTTCCCACAAGACCCCGTGTCAAATGTGGTCTACTTTGATTACCCTGTTGATTGGGGACAGAAAGATGCTTGGTTTATCAGATCCAGTGGTATAACCTGGGGTATCGGGCTCATTGCTGCAGATGAAAATGCGGACAATCCAATCGACACATACAGAGGAATAGGTAGACAAATGATGGTAGAGCTTAGCTCTTTTGGCCCTAATGACTCATGGATGGGCAGACTCCTTTGGATAAATAATATCTAATAATTAAATTCCAATGCTTGACAAGATTACGTTCGCGAACGGAACAATTGTTTCAAAAGAATACCTCAATGAGGTACAGAAAGGAACGAGTTTCGATGCTACTACAACTAGAGACGACTTCTACGGCCTCTCTGCTACTGACAATAACAAGTGGCAAATTTCTCAAAGAGATGGTCTTAAGGACTATGAACTAGCTAACCCTAGAGAAGAAAAGGAAACAGCCATTGGTAGGTTGGCGCACGATGGTGTTATCCTAGGATACGAAGGTACAATCACTTCTATCTCTGAAGCCACCTTTACTGAGCCTAAGACTATACCTACAATAGTTGGTCAGGATCAAATCCCCGTCATTGACGGATCTTCCAGCCCAGCCGGTACCAGAGGTGTGATTATTGAAGCTGGAAGCATCAAGCTTTCTGATGGCGGCATCTTTAGTTGGCCCCGCACCCTGAAGCAGCTTATTGGTGTAGGCGGCAACTCCTCTGCAGGTCCTAACTACCTCTACGTTAAAGAGAATCAGAACGATGGCTCCCAGTCTGAGATCGTTATCTCCAGCAGCCGTCCTGATATTGCCTCCATCCCTCATGTTCCTCTCGCAGAGCTTAACTTTAATGCGTTTGAATTCGAGACCGGAAGCGATGGTAAGGTAATGGGAACCGGCGTTATTGACCTGCGTCCTAACGTCTTTGTTGGTAACCTATCTAACTTCTCCTCTGCTGTTCTTAAGAACACATCTATCATCAACACCTCCCAGACCATCAACCCTGGCGACAGAGCTGTTATCGATACAAGAAACGGTTCGGTTATCATCTCATTACCAGATCCGGGTGACTCCGATGGTGCTAGAGTTGCTGTTGTTGACCTAGAAGGTTCGTTTGACCGCTACCCTGTTGTTCTCCGCCCTGCTGCTGGAACTAAGATAAATGGCTCTGTGGATGACTGGATTATTAATATCCGCGACGCTCATCTTGAGCTCTTCTACTTTAAAGAAACCGGAGAGTGGAAGTTTGAAGAAACCCCAGGTTCTGATTGTAATCCCGTCTTAGGTTCGTTTATTAGCTGTGGCGGTAAAGAATTCATTGGGACTCGTACTGCTGCTGAGTGTCCTGATGGCCAGGCGATCCCAGCAAACTATCCCGAGCCTTCTGAAGGAGTCTACCGTTACGAGGCTTCTTCTCAGAAATGTTATAAAGAAGTTACCTCTACTTCAGCTGTATACTCTAACGGCGAAGGCGGCCTGATCAAGGTATTCAATGCTCCTCGTTGTATCAAGAGTGCCGATGGTTTCACAGTCTCCACGGCTTCTAAGAGCATTATCTATGTCTCCCCATCGACCGGCAACGACTCCATTGACAACTCTGGTACCGATGTTGATACCCCTTTCAGAACAATTGAAAGAGCCCTACTTGAAGCCGCTAGAGCCTCTAGAAGAATCGAGGGCCTAGATGCATACGACACTACGGTTATCGAACTCGCTCCTGGTGATTACTATGTTGATAACTCTCCTGGTGTTAACGGTGTAGCTTCCGGTCAAGGTGCTGAGCAGTTCATCAAGCAAGTTGAGACCGGCTTTGTCGCAACAGAGAACTGGAGCAGAGAGAGACCTTACATTATTGTCGATACTGCCGATGCTAGCTCCAATCAACCTCCTATCTCCCTCAACCTTGGCCGTACCCTCTACACCCCATCCGGTGGCTTAGGTACTATCTACAAACTCGAGAGAATAAGCTCGACTTCTTCTCGCTGGAAGATTTATCTTCAGTCTGTTCAAGGTTCATTCTCCACAGGAGACAGACTACTCTACAACCGCCTCTCCGACTTCAACCCTACCGATGGTGGTGTGGTTGTACCAAGAGGTATTTCCATTAATGGCGTTGACCTGAGAAAAGTTAGAGTTCGTCCTATGTACGTTCCTGGTCTAACCCCAGGACAAAGTGTTGCTCAGGATAAGAGAACTTATATCTTCAAAGTAACCGGTGGTACGTACATCTCGCTGCTCACCTTCACTGACAACCAGCAGTTTTCCAGAACTCACAACACGGTTACTGCCGTTGGTTTTGCTTCTGAAGAAGAAATTAAAGGATCAGATACCGAAACTTCTTACTACAGAAAGATCGCTTCCTTGTTTGCTGGTATTGATGGATGGGGCGATGATTCCGTTTCTCCTGTAACTGGAGAAACCACTATTGTTGCTCCTCTTGCCAACTCTAAGTTTGATCGTTCCCAAGACTTAGAGCAGAACCAGACTGGTTTGCAGAGCCCTGACCTTGACCTTCAGACCCCAGCTTCTATTCCTGGTCAAGCTATTCTTAAAGTTAACGAGGCCGGAAGTACTTCTTACTTCAAGCTCCCTGATGTTAACTCCACAAGATCCTCTTCTCCTTATGTATTCAACTGCTCTGTTAGATCTATTTTTGGTCTCAACGGTATGTGGGTTGATGGCTCTAGAGTTGCTGGTTTCAGGTCTATGGTTACTGCAAACTACACGCAGGTTTCGCTACAAACCGACCCTAACTGCTATGAAAACCCCGCTGTTGATTACTACTCTGATCCACCAACTAATAAGTTAACTGGGCAAGGTAAGAAGTACAGAGAGTGCGGAGCTGATCCCTTCAAGTATCGTCACTGGGGTTTCAGAGGAAGCTACGACGCCACCATCCAGTTAGTTTCTTGCTTTGTTATTGGTAACGCTGATCACTTCATTTCTGAATCGGGCGCCGACCTTTCTATCACAAACTCTTGTTCCGACTTTGGTGATATTTCGCTAAGAGCTCTTGGGTACAAAGACAGAGCATTCTCTCAAGATGAAGGGATTCCTCAGGGCACATACCTCGGTACTAAGGTCACTGAGATCATTCCTCCGCTCCCTCTATCTTACAGTTCCCTTTCTGATGTTAGGGGACCCACCCTAGAAGATACGACCATCTCTACAGGTTTTGTTCTTGACTATACTAACACTCTTAACTACATCACTGCTAACTCTGTTAATTCCGTTCAGCCAGATACTCTAAGAGTTTACATTTTCAATTCTGACCAGGCAAATCCCCTAAACTTAGAGAATCCTCCCTCGGCTTCGGATGTTGCCTTTGGCCAGTATTCCTTCACTAAGAAGCAATCTGATGGACGTTACACCCACGCTGGAGGTGATGCCTATGCAAACAGAAAACGAATCTACATCACTGGTTTCGATGAAAACGGTAACTCTATCAGCTTCCAGGCTAACATCGCCCTTCAAGGACCTGAGTCTCCTGGCTTCGACAAGCTAGATGAACGCTCCAAAGTCTTTGCTTGGGACTCTAACGTTAACCGCTGGTATATTGAAACTAATGTTAATGGTATCGTAGAAGAGACTTTTGATGAATCTAAAAGTAATAAAGGAGACGAAGACGCAGACGGATATCTTGCCAAGAAGCTTACCTACGCTTTCAAGTATAAGGTCTCCACTTCAACCGACACCACTACAAACCTCTTCAAGCTTATTGATTTTATCTTCAATAAATCTCCTATTAAGATCGTTAGAGGTGTTGATAGAAGGACTTCGCAAGAAAGAATCTATAAAACTGTTGTTGAAGGTCACATCGCTGAGGCTGGTCTAAGAAGACCCCAAGCCTACTACATTATTGAGAAGCAGGCCGGTGTAGTCGGATTCCCTCTCAATGGAGGAGCGCTGACAGACAACCCCTTAGCCATCACTCAGGTCCAAACTTATGACTCTTACGAGAGACCATCTGCTGTAGACGTTAAGTATCCTGGTAAGTATCTTGTATACGTTACTCAATCCTCAGACGCTAGAGACGTATTCTCTGGTAACGTCTTCCCTGTCCAAGATGCTGATGAGCCTGAGCTCACTGAAGACCCCTCTAACTCGATTACTAAGATCGCTGTCGAGAAGCTCTCCGCTAGACCAGGCATTGCTCTTACGGAATCTATTGCTCCCAGCATTAACCCAATCTTTATTAAGACTTCTTCTTCTTCTTCTCAGGTTGGTTTCTTAACTTCTCTCCGTAGACCTTCTGTTATTAGAGCTTCTGGTCATACATGGGAATGGACCGGCTACCTCAACTACGATACTGCTTTCCCAACCTATCAGGGTGAGCCTCTAGACGCTGATACTGCTCTGGGTAAGATTATTGTTGAAGAAAACGGTGGTAGGGTCTATGCCACTGGTATGAACGAGGAAGGCAATTACTACATTGGCACAACGGTCTTTGACCTAAGATCAGGTGAGCAGTTCTCTATTCCGCTCAAGGCGGACAACGAGCCTGGCAACGTAACCAATCAAGTTCTTAACACTGTAGCCATCCGCCAGAGGTTACTCATGAGCGATGGCTCTGCAATGATCTTTGGCTCTGACACGAATATATTCTTCAGCCAAGATACTCAACTTAAGAGTCTGACTACTGGTGACATCACAGCCTCCAACAATCCTCCTGGCGTATATGGAACAGAATCCAAAGCCGGACTTGTACAGTTTGCCACTAAGTCCGATATTGAAGGCGCAAGAAATAAGGATGGGGACGTTGGCTCCAATGGTACCTCTGGTTACCTCGTAGTTAGTGCCTTACAGCTTGCTCAGGAACTTGAGACCAGACTTGGTGGGTTTATTACCGCTGGTACGGGTGTTGCTGTTCAGGTCACCACTCAGCCTGGCGAAGATGGGCAGTCTGGAACCGAAGACGATTTTAATGCTTTCGCCATCAGCATCGGACAGGATGTTTCTACTACTGCTGAAGTAACCTTTAAGAAAGTTACTGCAACCGAGGATATCTGCGTTTCTTCTGACCTTCGTCTCAAGGACAACGTGATTCGATACGACAAAGCTCTTGAGAAAGTCGAAAAGCTCAGAGGTGTTTCTTATAACCTTAAATCTGCTCCAGAGCGTAAACGCATTGGTCTTATTGCACAAGAGGTTAAAGAAGTTCTACCTGAGTCTGTGGACATAGATGGAGCCGGACTGATGACTGTCTCTTACCAGTCTATGGTCCCCGTTCTTATTGAGGCAATCAAAGAACTCTCTGATAGAGTTAAAAAGCTAGAAGAAAAGTAATCTACTATGGCATACTCACCAAACCAGACCGTTGTTCACTCTAGGAACATCGGTTTTCCTGGCGCAATCAATACCACAGGTGCTCTTCTTCCTGGTAACTGGGGTAGCCTTTTACAGAGCTATGGCATTGCATTTGATACCTCAATTGTGGTTGGGAGCGGTGACCTAGACGATAGGCTCAGTACAAGTAGCGCGAGCTTTAACTTCGAGCAGTCGGGTTTCTATCGCGTTAGAGCTTCTGCTGATAACGCACAGGAACAACAAACCACGTTTGATATTGTTGGTGCTAATAGATGGCGGGGTACCCTCCCCAAGACGAAAAGCGGTGATGGGGCAAGCGTTGGCAAATCGAAAAGATGTGCGTCTTTAATATCATCCAACGGCAAAATTACCTACTTTAGAATTCCCTCAGCTGGTAATTACACCTTTAACATTGCCATTAAGAATACTGCCGATGGGGTTCGGACCGAAGAGTGGTTGGATAACCCTATGGGTATGGCTTTTGTCATTGAGTATCTGGAGCCTTTGCCAGCAGATCCTGAACCAGATCCAGATCCAGATCCAATAGGCACAGGCCCGGTCCCTGGAGGCTGTCCACCAGGGCCATGGTCTCCTTCTCTTCCCACTTGTGCTTCACCACCGTCCACTCAGAGTCAGTCCGGTGGGCTTCAAATCACAACTAACGGAGAAAACAAAGTAACTCTTAACTTGGCTAATTACGCCGGTAAGTTAGTTACTCTAAAAGTAACAAACTTCTTAAGTACTGCAGTGTGGATCAATAACTTCGGGTTTAATATCCCTGAGGCTTCTGATATAATTGCACAACCTGGCGGAGCTCTAGGTGGTAGTATTTACAATCGCGCGGCGTTTAGCGGACAAATGGGTGGAACAAAAACCTACTATATTTGTAACCTAGATGGGGGTAACTACGACTTTGACTTCATTCACTCTTCCGTGCCAGGAGAACAGCCCAAGCGTGACCTCTTTGAACAGGTTTGTGTTGATGAAGAAGACGGATCGCAAAGCTGTTCATGTGTCAAAGTCGGTGTAGAATACTACGAGCCATGGCCCAATTGCGGACCAGAGCTCGCTATTAAGAAGAACGGTGGTGACCAAGTTTCTTGGTGCTATGAAGATGGCGGTGGTGGCACTTACTGCGACCAAGATGTTACTGTTGAAGTAGTTTCAACCCGCAACGTATTACCTCCTGGTAGTAGTGCTGATATATGCTTGGATGGCGGGCTTCAAACCTACGTTTGGGCAGAGGACGTCGGAAATGCTTCTGCTGATGGTAAGTGCTTCTCTGAATACAAAAATCACTCCGAGCCAAAGAGATTCCGCGATCCCACAGATCGTAAATCAATTTCCATCCCAGAGATGCTATGCTTCAAGGACTTCATTGGTTACTCAGGAGCAAAGACCCCGGGTGAACTAGGAATTTAAAAACATGTTTACAACTAAATCTGCCAGCGGGAGAAGGGCAAGAGCTCCCAAGTGGTGGGGGAAGTTTGGGGAGGCCCTCCCTAAGTTTTCCCTGCCCTTTCTTCGCCCTAAGACATGGACAAAAAAGCTCGCGTACGAGTGGGTAAACCAGATCCCCGACAAATGCCCGTTTGAACGTCAGTTCTGGATGGGAGAGATTCTTGTGCTTTATATCCCTCCTCTTTGCCCTCTTAATCCTGTATCTCAACAACTATATTCTATTAAGCTAGAGGCTAAGACCTACCTCTACGACCTAGAGAAACTAGATTAAAGAGAGTTGTGGGGTTGACATGACGTCTTTCCCATGATATAATAACTAAGTGAGCTAAGAGAGATCTTACTCCAAAGGACCCATTACTAAAAGGATCAAACATGTC